TGCTGGTATTGTACCAGAGTTTATTGACTTGAAATACTTATATGTTGAACTGGCTGCAAATCCATATTATAACCCAAGTTTGAATGATGATGCAGAAAATCTTAAAACTCATGTTTCAAACGCACTGACTCAGTATTCACGTTCAATTGATGTGAATAAGTTTGGTGGTAGATTCAAATACAGTAAAGCGATATCACTAATTGATAGTATTGACTCGTCAATTACATCAAATATTACATTAGTTACAATTCGACGTAATTTAAAAGCAGTTATAGGTCAGTTTGCTCAGTATGAGGTGTGTTATGGTAATCGATTCCATACTCAAGAAACCTCTTACAACGTTGTTTCGACTGGATTTACAATTGAAGGTGTTACAGGAACTGTTTATCTTTCCGATGAAGTAGTTAATCAAGAAAAAGGAAGAATATTCTTCTTTACATATACAGAGGGTGGAACTCCAAATATTGTGAAGAAAAATGCTGGAACTGTTGATTATATGACTGGTGAAATTCTTATAGATACTTGTAACATAACCTCTACGGTGGTTGCAAATAACGTAGTTGAAATTCAAGCGATTCCTCATTCAAACGATATCATTGGTCTTCGTGATTTATATGTCAAATTTGATATGTCAAATACAACGATTAACATGATACAGGATTTAATTGCATCAGGTGAAAACACCTCTGGATCAAGATTTGTTCATACTCACAGTTATTATACACCAACTTATACGAGAAAATCAAATTCTCCAGTAGCTACTGGTAATAATATTTTACCTTCCACGGCTTCTTCAACTGCAACTACTACAACAAGTAGTGGTACATATACATCAACAACTACGAGTTCAACAACTACAAGTTCAAGTGGATCTTCATCATCTAGTTCTAGCGGCGGATATTAATGATTGATACCTCAATACAAAGAGTCGAAATCAATCAGGTAATTGAAAATCAGTTACCTGAGTTTGTACAATCTGAAAGCCCACTTTTTGTGGATTTCATGAAGCAATACTACATCTCCCAAGAGTATCAGGGTGGATCGATTAATATTGCCGAAAATATTGACAGATATACCAAATTACAAACATTTGTTGGTGCTGCACTTACAGAATATACTGGATTATCCACAGACACACAGAAATACTCCTCCACAATATTTGTAGATTCAACAAAGGGATATCCAAGTAAGTATGGACTTCTAAAAATAGATGATGAGATTATTACATATACAGGAATTGGCACAACATCATTCACTGGATGTATTCGTGGATTTAGTGGTGTTGATGCAATGGATCAACCTACCAGACCTGATTTATTATCATTTAATACAACTGTAGGTGCATCTCATACTGGTGGTTCAAAGGTTCATAATTTATCTAATCTTTTTATTCGAGAGTTCTTTAATAAACTTAAAACAACTTATGCGAGTGGTTTTGAAAATCGTAAATTAGATAGTGATTTAGATCAAGTTAAGTTTATTCGACATATAAAGGATTTTTATAAAACAAAAGGAACAGAAGAGTCATATAAAATTTTATTCAGAGCATTATATGGTGAAGAAGTCAATGTTATCAAACCATCAGAGTTTTTAATCAAACCATCTGATGCTGATTATGGATTCGCACAGGATTTTGTAGTTAAATCAATCACAGGCGATCCTCGTAATTTAAAAGGATCAACACTCTTTCAAGATAAAGATGATGACGATATTAATATTCAAGGTGCTTCTGGTGCGATATCAGATGTAAAAGATTTCTTATATGGTGGAGAACATTATTATCAGATAAGTGTATCACAAAATTCAATCAATGGTGACTTCGTAGTTCCAGGCAGAACTCGTGTTGTAAATCCAGTTACTATTGGTTCAACTGTAATGACTGTTGATACTACTGTTGGATTTCCCACAAGTGGTTCTCTATCACTACCGACGGCGAGTGTTGCTGGAGTTGTAACTTATACAAGTAAAACTGCAAACCAATTTGTAGGAGTTGATACAGCTCGTGATGTTTTGAGTGTTGGAGATGATGTAAGATATAATAATGTTGCATATGGATATTCTTTTGCAAATAACACTAAAAAGATTGAAGTTTTAATTACTGGTGTTTTAAAAGATTTTCCAATACCTGATACAAGTTTTTACTTTAATAAAGGTGATAAAGTCAGAGTTGGTTCATTTGGTATTAATAAAAGTTCAGAAGATGCTAATTTTGGATCATGGCTTTATAATACCTCTGTTAAATTTACTCCCAAAATTATTACAAGACAATCAAGTAGTAGTTTTAGTGTTGAGACTCGTTCTGATCATGGATTTTTTGAAGAAGATTCGATTGAAATTTTGGATGCACAATTAGCATTACTAGGAGTTGGTCGTGTTTTAAGTGTAATTAGTAGTTCAACATTTACTCTAGGTGATTTGCCTGGCGTTAATGAATTTAACATTGCCTTCATTCGCAGAAGAATTAATCGAGGAAATAGTTCTCTTCATGATAATATTACAAAATATACAACTGATGTTCAAAATGTATATGATCATCAAAGTGATAATCCAAATGTATTACCTCCACACCCTCATGCATACGTTGCCTCACCATCTATACCGAGTTTAGGTAACGAACCTATCGTTGCACCAGATCGTTCTGTAACATGGACTGGCGCCACTGGCGGCGACGTTATACAGTTAATACAGGTTACTGAAGGTGCAGCAGATCATGGATTCTATTCTGGAGAAGTTGTAACATATAACGTTATCAGTGGTTCTTTGGGTCAGTTAATTGATGGTAAAAATTATTATGTAAGTCGTATTGATTCTAACAATATTCGTCTTGCAAACTCTTTACCAGACCTTGTAAATGGTGATTTTGTAGATGCAACAGGTGATGGAACATTTAAAATCTCTGTTCCTGACTTAGCAAACAAAAAACTTGAACATCAGAAATTATTAAAGAGAATATCCCTTAACCCACTCTTTGACGGGGCGCAACGTGAGACATCGCCAGGCACCACTGGCATCCTCGTAAATGGTACGGAGATATCAAACTATAAGTCAGGTGATGTTATATTTTTTGGTGGTGTTCAATCAATAGATGTGTTGGAAGGTGGATCACAATATGATGTTATTACACCACCAACAGTGTCGATTGAAAGTTTAACTGGTGCTGGTGTGAGTGCAACTGCAAACGTTAAAGGACAATTTGAAAGAATTGATATTGTAGATCCAGGCTTTGATTATGTTGAACCACCTGTAGTTGAGATTAGTGGTGGTAATGGTCAAAATGCAATCGCAAGATCAAGATTAAAACAAGTTGATCATTTTATCGATTTTGATGCATCATCAACAGGTAATATAATTAATATTTCAGAGGATACGATTGGTTTCGGAACATTCCATAAGTTCCGTGATGGAGAGGCTGTAATTTATAAAACATTCAATACTGGTGCGATTGGTATTGCAAGTGCTGGTAATGATACAACTGATATTCAATTAACTCCAGATCAAAGACTTGTTGATGAGTCAGTTTATTTTGTATCTAAAGTTAATAATACAACTATCAAACTTGCAAATAATAAGAATGATGCTGTCACTAAGTCAAATCTCATTAATCTTACTGGATTTGCTGATGGATCACAAAGATTTCAAAGTTTAAATAAAAAATTAGTATTAGGTCAAATTATTGTTGAAAATCCTGGCGAAGGATATGAAAATAAAAGAAGATTAGTTCCTACAAGTGGTATTAATACATATTCTGATTTTATTCAATATACAAATCATGGATTTAAAGATGGTGAATTAATTCGTTATTCAAATAATCAAGTTAAGATTGGTGGTCTTGATACAGATCAAGATTACTATGTTTTAAAAATAAGTGATGATCGTTTCCGTCTTGCATCTGCTGGTATTGGTTCAACTCTTTCAGATGCAAATTATATTTCAAAACAATTTGTCGGATTGACATCAATTGGATCTGGAGAACATGTATTTAATTATCCACCAATTACTGTAAATGTAAAAGGTGTAATTGGTATTAATACAACACATCCAGAAAATTATCATGCAAGAGTTAATCCAATTGTTCGAGGATCTTTAACATCAATTAATGTTGAGAATCCTGGCCTTGGATATGGAAATGCAACAACCTTTAACTTTAGTATTCCTCCTACAGTTCGAGTTTCTTCTGGATCGTCTTCAGAATATAAAGCGATTGTTACAAATGGAAGAATACAATCTGTAATTGTAACACGTTCTGGATCTGAATATACATCACCTCCAGATTTACAAATATTAGGTGATGGTGTTGGTGCGAAGATTATATCATCAATTAGTAATGGTAGAGTTGATTCAGTTACCATTGATAATGGTGGTGTTGGATATTCAACTGCAAGTGTGTCTGTTCAAGAAACAATTCCTGGCACTGGAGCTGTATTTTTGCCAAAAATTAGATCTTGGGAAGTTAATAACGTAAAAAGATATGAAGATATATTTTACGATGATGATGGATTCTTATCAAGAGGTGATAATGATGAGGGTATCAAATTTACATCATTCTATGCACCTAGAGGTTTAAGAAAAATACTTAAACAAAAAAATAGTGATGGAACAATTGATTATACATCAAATGATTTAAATCTTCTTAATAATGCGGAACAAGCATCATTAAATCACTCACCGATTATTGGATGGGCATATGATGGTAATCCAATTTATGGCCCTTATGGATATGAACGTAAGGATGGTGGTTCTGTAAAAATTATGAGATCTGGTTATGCTCTTAAAACAAACAGAGATGGTGGCCCTCCAATATCCACTTTCCCACTTGGTTTCTTTACTGATGACTTTGAATATCTTGGAAATGGTGATTTGGATGAGAATAATGGTAGATATTGTATTACTCCAGATTATCCAAAGGGAATATATGCTTACTTTGCAACGATCAATCCAAGTGAAAATGAAACCAGTGGAACATTTAAAAATTTCCGAGCTCCAGTTTTCCCATATTTAATTGGTGATAATTATGCAGCAAAACCAGATGAGTTTAACTTTATTGAAACAAATAATCAAGATTTAGATTTAAACACTTTAGGATTAAGAAGAAATACAAATCCATATAAACTTGAAGGATCTGGTGCAGATTATGAAGGAATACATGATAGTCGTAAGTTAGTTGATCAAGAAATTGAAGTTAATTATGCATCTGCTGGTCGAATCAATCAGTTTGAATTATTAAGTGCTGGATCTGGTTATCAAGTTAAAGATGATCTTCGTGTTTTAAGTTTGGATAAGGGAAATGGTTTCTCAGGTGAAATATCAAAAGTCGAAGGTCAGGAAATTATATCAATTGCTTCAACTGTAGTTAAAATTGAAAATCTTGTATTTACATATAATAACTCAAATGGACAAGTAACAGGACTTTCATCTCAACCACATGATTTAGTTGTTGGTGATATTGTTACTATCTCTGGACTTTCTACAGATACATTAAGAAGATTGGATGGAAGGCATCAAATTGGATTTAACACATCATTCTTACAATTAAATGCAGGCATTGGAACAACTGGAACAACTGGTATTGTTACTACAATCTCAGTAACTGGTGATTTATCTCAAAATGGTATTGCACCAAATGATGTTCTAGGCATTGGAACTGAAAGAATGTTAGTTCTAAATGTTGATAACGTTAATGACAATATTCGTGTAAAAAGACAATTTGATAATCGAATAGGGTATATTCCATCAACAGTTGGTATTGCACATACAAGTGCTTCTGTAGTAACTAACTTAAATCGTACAATCACGTTTAATTTAGGTATTAGTACTGATATACAAACAAGAGTTAATATTCCATATTACTTTAATCCAATTGAAAGTGTTGCTTTAGGAGAATCAGCTGGTGTTGGTATTGGTTCAACAATTCGATATTCATTCAAAGTAGTTGGTGGCGGAACCACTGAGAGATTTATTCCAAGTCAGAATATATTCTTACAGGATCATGGATTTAAAACTGGTGAAAAATTACTATATTCAAGTGATGACGGTACTACACTACAAGTATCAAACGGAATAGGTCAAACATTTAGTTTGTCAAATAATTCTCCAGTATTTGCAATTAGAGGTGGTAAAGATTTACTTGGTATATCTACAAATCCATTAGGTATTGGATCGACTGGATCAATTGCTGGTATTGGTTCAACTGCATATCAGTTGTTCTTTAAGAGTCATGGAACTGGAAAGATTCATAGTTTAACACCACAAAGAACTGAAATTACTGGTTTTGCAGAAAAGGTCGTTGGAACTGTTGTTTGTAAAGAAGCTCATAAGTTACAAGCGAATGATAGAGTTAATTTATCTGTAACGCCAGGCATTACAACCTCAGTTAATATTCAATTTGATGATACAACTCGAAGAACTTTTGTAAATCCAATTACTTTTGGTGCATCTGCCGTTAGCACAACATCAAACACAATTACATTTGTAAATCATGGATTCAAAACTGGAGATAAAGTTCTCTATAAGTCTGCAAACACAATCAGTCCTCTGAAGAGCAACTTTACTTATTTTGTAATCAAAATTGATGATAATACATTTAGATTAGCTGAGAGTGCATTTAAATCAAATAAACTGATACCTAATGCTATATCATTTACATCAACAGGATCAGGACACACTATTGCTCTTATCAATCCACCTATTTCATTAACTCGTGGATATAAAGTTGGATTTGCTGTATCTGATACATCCTTGACACAAGTTATATCTGGAAAAAGAAATCAAATATTTGATTTTGAAATATTTAAAGATACAAACTTTACAAATCCATATTTTAACAATAAAGAAGATGGTGGTTTCCAAGTTATAGGTGTTGGAACAGTTGGTGTAACTACAACTGCAAGAGTTGATTTATCTCTTACAGAACATACTCCAAATGATTTATTCTATAAATTAACTCCTACCAATTTAAACATTAATGCTCCATTTAAGAGAGATCCGATTGTTGATACTGATGTTATTAATTATTCAAGTTTAAAAATATCAGATAGTGGATATAATGGTTCTTATGTAATCACAGGAATTGGAAGCACTACATTTACATTTGTTATGGGATCTCAACCAGAGAAAGATGGATATACAAAGAATGAAGCGACTGTTTTAAAATATAATACATCCTCTTTAACTGCAATCGGTGCTATTAATGATATTAGAATCATATCAAAAGGAAAAAATTATCTAAACATTCCTGTTGTAACTTCAATCGGATCTACTCTTGGAGTAGGTGGTGTTGTTAGATTAAATAGTGATGAAACTGGTAAATTAAGAAGATATACAATTAAAAATATTGGATTTGACTATTCAGCAGATAAGACAATTCAACCATCTGTTCAATTACCTCAAATTTTAAGATTAGATAGATTATCGAAGATATCAAGTATAGGAATTAGTTCTGGTGGTAAAAATTACTTACAACCACCAAATATTGTTGTTATTGATCGTGTAACTGGATTAGTTAAGGATGAGGTTTTAACTGAATCTGATTTACAAGGAACATCTGTATCTGAGGTTAGAATTTTAAGAAATACAAACTCTTTATATGATACTAATCCAAGAATTGTACCAACAAACAATAATAATGGTATTAAGGTTAAAGATTTATCATTTACAAGTGGTACAAATCTTGTAACTTTAACTCTTGAAGGAACATATACTTCTGCAACATATCCTTTTGAATTAGGTAAAAAGGTTTATGTTGAGAATATTGGTATTGGATCAACAGGAAGTGGATTTAATTCATCTGACTATAATTATGAAGCATTTACAATTACTGGTGTAAATACAAATCCAGGCGGAGGAAATGCAACTGTATCATATAATTTAGATAGATCTGTAACAAGCCCAGGCATCTTTAGTGGGCCTTCATCATCTGGACAGGCGATACCATTTGAAAATCTTGCTGCGTTTGATATTTCTGTCGATGTTAATCAATTTAGTGTTGGTGAAACTGTAAGTACAGGTGATAAAGTAGGAACTGTTGTTGCTTGGAATGAGAATAATAAGTACCTTAAAGTTCTATCAAATGATACATTTGAGATTGGAGAGTCAATTAATGGTACATCTTCCAAATCAATTGCATTAATCGAACAAACTACTAAATTTAATTCAGTCTTTAATATTGATTCTGACTCTGAGTTTAGAAGTGGTTTTGGTAGAGAGACTGGAAAGTTAAGCACGGAATTACAAAAACTAGCAGATAATGATTACTATCAGACATTCTCATATTCATTGGGAAGTCCTGTTCAATATGATACATGGAAAGATCCAGTTAATAGTCTTGGACATGTTGTTGGATTTAAAAATTTTGCAGATGTAAATATCGTATCAACTGCATCAACTGATGATAAGAATCGTAGTAATGCATCGGTTAATGTATCAGATTCCCCAGTTGTAGTTGTTGCTGATTTAGTAAGTGAAAAAGAATCTCTTCATAATTCATATGATTTTGATCTAGTCACAGAAAATTCTAAAAATATTGATGGAGTATTTTTATCTGATGAGATTAACTTTGGTAACAAAATTTTAACTGACTACATTGAATCGAGAACAAACAGAGCAATTTCGATTGATAGTGTAAGTTCTCAGTTTAATGATTTACCTCGTGCAACTGCATTCTCTGATGTATTTGGTTTTGATATATCTGAAATTGACGGAGTTAAGTTCTATGTGTTACTTTTTGATACCAGATTTTCAGGTGAAAAAGAGATCATTCAGGTAAATCTACTTCATGATGAATCTTTAGGTTACATGATGAAGTTTGGCCGTGTTGAAACAGCTATTGACTTAGGTGATTTTGATTTTGCAATTAGTGGAACAACAGGTAATTTAAGATTTGTTCCAGCTAAATCTAAATTTAATAACTATGCATTAAGAATATTTGCAGTTGAAACATTTAAAAATACAGTAAGTGCTGCAAGTTCATTAACTATAGGAACTGGATATGACTTCATTTCTAATTCAGCTGGTATTGGATCTACAGATCCTTCTCCAGTACAAGTTGTGGGATTTGGATCAACTGCGATTACAACATCCAAGTTATTTGTACAGACACAAGAATTGGGTGGCGATCAAAGAACTCAATTAAACGAGTTGGTCGTTTTAAACGATAGTGAAGAAGTATATCTCTTAGATTATGCTCAAATGATTAATGAGAATATATCAGGAACTAATTCTCCAAGTGTGGGTCTTGGAACATTTGGAGCTGATGTAAGATCTGGTATCACAAGTGTATATTTCACACCTGTAACTGGTGTTGGTGTTACAATGAGAGTGCATCAAGTTGCAATCGGAGGAACTGCAACTGGAATTGGAAGCACAACTATATCATTGACAGAAGTATTAACTACAACAACAGATATTGCATCAACAGGAACTCCACAACCAACTCGAATCAGTGGAATTAACTCTGGTACATATACTGCCTTTGACGCTTTAATTGAAATACATGATACAACAAATGATCGATATGCTGTTACTCAAGTAACTGCAATTCATGATTCCACCACTCCTTACTTTACTGAGTTTGGTTACATGGATAACTTCTCTTCTAATGTTACTAGTTTCTCTGGCATTGGAACTATTGGTGTTGGATATTCATCTGCTTCTGGTGGTGATATTGAACTTCGTTTGACTCCTCCAGCAAATACAGCAATTACAACTAAAGTATTCCAGTATAACTTTAATGAAAGTGGAACTGGTGGAGTTGGATTTGTTACATTTACAGATTCAAGATTAAAGTCTGTAGAAGGTTCATATACTGGAACTGAGAATGATATTAAATTCTCATTTAATATGAAACACGCTGGTGATTCAATTTTCCATAAAACCTTTGATTCATCTGATACTGCGGTAGTTGATGTTACAAATGATACATTTATTGTTAATAATCACTTCTTCCAAACAGGTGAAGAATTAACATACACACCAACAGGTGCTGGTACAACAATGAGTATTGGTATTGCAGCAACAGCAATTAGTGGAATTGGTGTTACCAGTAAATTACCATCTACAGTCTTTGCTGTTAAGATCGCAGAAAATAAATTTAAAGTATCTAGAACTGCTGCTGAAGCTCTTCAAACTGTTCCAAAAGTTATTGATATTACAGCTGTTGGTGTTGGAACAACTCATTCATTTACTGCGAATAACCTTAACTCTAAGGCATTAATTACTCTTGATAATAATATTCAAAGTCCAGTTATACAATCTCCAGTCAATGTTAAACTATCATTCGATGCAGCATCAGAAACTGACTTTATTACTTTAACAGGTATATCATCATTCTTCTCAGGTGATATAATTAAAATTAATGATGAGTTTATGAAGATTGATACTGTAGGTATTGGATCTACGAATCAATTGCTTGTAAGAAGAGGACAACTTAATTCTGCGATAGTTGATCATGATGCTGGTGATACTGTCACGAAATTCTTAGGTAGTTATCAGATCGTTAAGGATACTATTAACTTTACAGATGCACCTAAAGGATCAAAAGGCCCTGCTGGTTTAACCACTACATCTACATTTGTGGGTCGTGTATTCACTCATACTGGAATTCCTGGCGGTTCTCAAGAATCATATTCTAATAACTTCGTATTTGATACTTTTGAAAATCAATTTACAGGAATTGCAACAAACTTTATTCTCAAATCTGGTGGTTCAAATGTTACTGGATTTGCAACAAATACAGGTGTTTTACTTCTAAATGAAATATTCCAGAATCCAAATGATGATTATAATATTGTTGAAACTGCTGGTATTACGTCCGTAAGTTTCACAGGTGTTGGAGTAACGAACAACTATGATGTAAATGTATCATCAGTTCCTAGAGGTGGTATTATTGTTTCAGTCGGTGAAACCACAAACTTTGGTTATCAACCTTTAGTTTCTGCTGGTGGAACTGCGATTGTATCTGCTGCTGGAACTGTTGAGTCAGTATCGATTGGAAATAGTGGATCTGGTTATCGAGTAGGGTTACAAACTAATATTCTTGTTAGAGCTCGTGGAAGTTCTGGTATTGTCACTATTGGTGAGGCAAATGTATCTGCTGGTTTAGTTACATCTGTCACCATTACAAATGGTGGTGGTTCTGGATTTAGTTCTGCAACTCCTCCAACTCTAGAATTTGATAAACCACTCAACTATGAAAATATAAGATTAGTGGGTAGTTCAACAGGTATTGGTGCATCAGTATCAGTTCGTGTCGGTGCTGCAACAAGTATAATCAGTTTCCAAATTACAAACTTTGGATATAATTATAAAATTGATGATGTTCTTACATTGGAAACAGGTGGTCAAGCTGGTATTCCAACTGATGCATCTGCTGGATCTTCATTCCAAACTTTCCAATTAACTGTTTTAGATGTATTCAATGATAGTTTTGCTGGATTTACATTTGGTGAATTAGAAAAATTAAATACATTTGAAGATTTATTCGATGGTGTTAGAAAATCATTCCCAATTACAAAAACAATTGGTGCAGTTGAAACGCCAATTACCATAAGAGCTGCAAAAGGATCTCCAATCAAAGTTGAGGATAATACTTTAATATTCTTAAATGATGTTCTTCAAGTTCCTCGTGAGAGTTATGTTTATAGTGGTGGATCTCAAATTACATTCTCTGAAGCACCAAAAGCTGATGATAAGTTAAGAATTTACTATTATCGTGCATCTGATGATGATGTTCTTGAGGTT